TTGTTCTACTTTTCAACAGGCCGTCAAACCTGTTCAAGTCAAAACTATAGCCGAAAGATCACCTATATATCATCCGCCTTTGCCTTACCCTATGAGTCTTACAAATGTAGATTGGGAGGTTTTAACGCCAACCACTATGCAAGAGTATTTAGATAGTTTGTCAGCAGGGAACGCACCACCAAGAGCTTTCTACTCCTTGTCAGCTAGAGAATATGAAAATCTATCTATGGATATGGCAGAGATAACTAGATACACAAAAGATGTACTTGCCATCATCAAATACTATAGAGAGTTAGATAAACCACAGGAGACTGAAGATGAGTAATTCGCCAGACGAGTTTGTTTATAGAGCAACGTTAGATCGTGTTATAGATGGAGATACTTTCGATTGCATACTTGATTTAGGGTTTGACGTTAAATTACACAAACAAAGAGTTCGTTTGGCTGGAATTGACACCCCAGAAAGTCGTACTAGAAATTTAACTGAAAAGGCTCTAGGATTGAAAGCCAAAGAAAGGCTAAAAGAATTATGCGTTGGCACATTTAAAGTTAAATCACTTGGTAAAGGTAAGTACGGTAGGATCCTGGGGATACCATATACTCAAGATGGTAAAGACATTTGTGCAAAACTTATTAAAGAGGGTCACGCAATTGAATATTGGGGTGGCACTAAAACTAAAAAATGGGGGTAAGATGAACATATCTGAAGAAGGTATATCCTTAATAAAACACTTTGAAGGATGTCGTTTAGAATCATATCAAGATTCTGTAGGTATTTGGACAATTGGATATGGAACAATCAAGGGTGTTAAAAAGGGAGATAAAATTAACCAAGACGAAGCAGAACATTTATTACAAGAAGAAATGCCTGAGTATGAAGGTTACATAAATGATATGGTAAAAGTTCCTTTAGAACAAAACCAATTCGATGCACTTTGCTCTTGGGTATTTAATTTAGGACCAAAAAATTTGCAGGAGTCAACTTTATTAAAATTATTAAATGCAGGTGATTATCACACTACACCAGAACAAATAAAGCGTTGGAATAAAGCTGGTGGTGTTATTTTAGGTGGTTTAGTTAAACGTAGAGAAGCTGAAGCTAATTTGTTTGAAGGCAAAGAATGGAGCAAAGTTTAAATGGCACTACAAAAAACTATATTTAGACCTGGTATTTATAGAGAGGGTACTGACTATGATAATGAGGGCGGTTGGTTTGATTGTAATTTAGTACGGTTTAGAAAAGGCAGGCCAGAAAAGTTTGGTGGGTGGAGCAAACTTACAAGCAATACTTATTTAGGTACGGCTAGAGCCTTACACCCTTGGGTTTCTTTAGGCGGCACTAAATATCTTGGGATTGGTACCCATCTTAAATACTATGTTGAATCTGGTGGTAATTTTAACGATATAACTCCTATAAGAAGCACTACATCTGCTGGTGATGTAACATTCTCTGCAACTAATGGAGATGCAACAATTACTGTTGCAGATACATCACATGGGGCAGTTGTGAACGATTTTGTAACTTTTTCTGGAGCCTCAAGTTTAGGAGGTAATGTAACAGCAGCCGTTTTAAATCAAGAATATCAAATAGCAACTATAGTGAATGACAATAGCTATACAGTAGAAGCAAAAGACACTTCAGGGACTACAGTTATTGCAAATGCTTCTGATAGCGGCAACGGAGGATCTTCTGTTGTTGGCACCTATCAAATAAATGTTGGACTAGATGTTTACGTTGCTGGTACAGGTTGGGGTATAGATGGTTGGGGTGCAGGAACGTTTGGAAGCACAAGCGCTTTAAGTTTAACCAACCAATTGAGATTATGGACACATGACAATTTTGGAGAAGATTTAATTATAAATGCACGATCAGGTGGTATTTATAAATGGGTAGAAAATAATGGAGTGGGTACCAGAGCAGTTGAGCTTTCTGGCATTACTGGTGCCAATCAAGTTCCAACCGTAGGTCTACAAGTTATTACTTCAGAAAAGGATAGGCACTTGATAGTCTTGGGTGCAGATCCTATATCAGGAACTTCTAGAACAGGTACGGTTGATCCTATGTTTATAGCATTCAGCGATCAAGAAAATTCACTAGAGTTTGAACCAACTAATACAAATACCGCAGGGTCACTAAGACTTTCTTCGGGATCTTCAATAATTGGTGCTGTTAAATCAAGACAAGAAATAATGATTTGGACCGATACTGCTCTTTATAGTATGCAATTTATTGGCCCTCCATTCACTTTTGCAGTTAACTTAATTAATGAAGGTATAGGTTTAGTTGGACCTAAAGCAGCCATTACCGCACCTCAGGGTATTTATTGGATGAGCTACAATAATTTTTATATTTATAACGGTAGTGTGCAAACTATTCCTTGTACCGTACATAATTATGTTTTTGGTGATATTAATCTAGGACAGTCTTTTAAATTTAACGCATTTACTATTTCAGATAAAAGTGAAGTAGGATGGTTCTATTGTTCATCAAGTTCTACAGAAATAGACAGGTACGTTATCTATAACTATATAGAAAACCTATGGATTTATGGATCTTTAACCAGGACAGCTTGGCTAGATGCTGGTATAGAAAATTACCCTAGAGCTGTAAATGGAGGTTACTTATATCAACAAGAAATTGGATTTAATGATGATGGATCTCCTATGACAAACGTGTTTATTGAAAGTTCTGATTTTGATATAGGTGATGGTGAACAATTTACTTTTATAAGAAAGATCATTCCAGATTTTAAATTTTTACAAAATACTAACGCTGGTAATATAAATATTGTAGTTAAAACAAGAAACTTTCCAGGAGATTCTTTGACTACAAATTCTACAAATGCAATTACTGAAACGACTACACAAGCTTATGTCAGAGGCAGAGCAAGGCAAATGGTTTTGAGATTTGAATCTGATGATGATGCTACTGGTAATGGTAACTTGGATATTGGATGGAGATTAGGAGCTACTAGGATAGATACAAGGCCTGATGGCAAAAGATGAGCAAAATATTACAAACTCAGTTGCCTATTGCTACCGGAGACGTTAGCTCAGAAACTTTCAACAGGTTAGTAAGAATATTAGAAATTAACTTAGGTGCTGTAGATCCAGATCAAACCAGACAAGTTAATGATGCAGATAAAACAACTCTTAATTTTTTAGCCGGATCTATTATATGGAACACTACTTTGGGTGTTTTACAGGTCTATACTGGCAACAAATGGGTGGATATAGGAGAAAGAACAAACGATTTTGGTTTTGAAATGACTGCCTCTGTTGGTAAAGTTGATGTTAAAACTAACGGTAACATAACAATTAATGTCTAAAGCAGTAGAAATACAAGAGTACAAAACAAAGAACATATTGTTAGAACATCCTGCTGATTGGTATATAGATGACCAAACATTTGATGCAGTTCAACACTCGTTATCAGATATTGTAAATTTTTATGAAAACCAAGGTAATAACAACCCTGTAAAAAATAAATTACACAAAATCATAAAAGAACCGTTAAAAGATGTATATACGGTTCCATTCTTTTCAGAGAAATTTTGTCAGATATTATTAGACGAAATGCATAATTTAGAAGACTTCTACGGATTTATACCCAATCCAGAAGAGGATGAACTTAGACAAATACCTGAAATAACCTTTCAAGATAATTGTCCAGAAATATATAACTCTTTGTTTCAAACAATATATACTATAGGTAATCCTATATTTTTAAATATTTGGAATAGGCACGTAAATGGTGGTGGAATTCAAATAGCTAATTATAATTTAAAGGATAAAAAACAGGGTGCTTGGCATCATGATGCTAGTGCTGATATAAGTATGGTCGTTCCTTTGAATACTGGCGAGTATAAAGGCGGCGGTACTGAGTTTTTAAATCGTGGTACGGTTGAACCATTACCTACGGGCCACGCTCTAATATTTCCGAGTTTTACTCATATGCATAGGGGATTATCGGTAGAATCAGGAAATAGATACTTACTTGTATTTTGGTTAAAATGTATAGAAGAATAGGGTAGAATTTAAAAATGAACATTATAGACAACTCAGGAACAGGTTTAGCTGCCTTAGGACGTGATGAAGACCGTTTTATAGCACACGTTGCACCAGGCGAAATGGTGGTCCCACCAGTCATATCAGACAATACTAGAGCAATAATAAGAAAAGAAATGGCCGCTGTAGGCTTAGATCCCAATCAATATGAAGTGGGTCAGGGTATGTCTATTAACCCTATTACAGGGCAAGCAGAGTTTGGTTTTTTAAAAAAGATAGCTAAAAGCGTTAAGAAGGTAGTTAAAAAGGTTGCGCCTATTGCAGCCGTAATACCTGGTCCTTGGCAACCGTTTGCTGCTGTATATCAAAAAGGTAACGCGGCACTTAAACTAGCCAAAGGTGAAGGTGGTCTTGGTGAGATTTTGACATTAGCTGCTGGTGGTAATCAAAGTGTATTTGGCAAATCAGGTGCGTTAGATAAAATAACTTCTGGAGATTTTGCAAATGTTGGTGGAGGGTTTAAATCTGCCCTTGGAAATATTGGTCAGGTAGCTAAATTAGATGCAGCTGGAAATGTTATGACGGATGCTTCTGGTAAGCTTATTACAGAATTTAAACCGTTGTCTTACGGAAGTAATATTCTACAGAGTAAAGCAAGCGATCTCAAACAAGGATTTGGTGGACTGCTAGGCGGTAACGTGGGTAAATTTAACCCAATAACCGGTCAAATGCAGTATTTAGACGCAGCAGGTAATATTACAACTGACATTTCAAAAGTAGCCGCACAAGGATTTAATCCATTACAAGGAATTTCTCCTATGAGCAATATGCCTTCTGAAGTATTTGTAGATGCATCAGGAAATGCTATTTCAAAAGATGCCTTTGATAAACTACCTGCGGCAGACCAAGCAAAATATAGCGGAAAGTTAGTGCCTCAAAGTTCTGCAATAAGTAGAGCAGTAACAGGTAGCCCAAGCGGAACAGCAACTGCTGATCAAGTTGCTTCTACACAGGGACCGTTTAGAGAATTTTTAGATGATCAATTAGGATTTGATCCTAGCGGAGAAAGTGGTATATACAAATTCCTACCTGGCGGCGGAGACGGCGGAGGAGGTATGGGAGGCGGTCTTGCTTTAGCAGGACTTGCAGCTCTTTACGGTAAGGTAGTCAAAGATGCAGCTAAGAAGACTGAAGGTGGTTTAACTGACATAAGACAATCAAAAAGACCAGATCTTGCTCCAGCACCCGTATTTGCAGGTTTTGACTTAGGTGTAAGAAAACAAGCTGCTTTTGGGGGACCGATAGGATACGGTAGACAGCAATTTAATCAAGGTGGTATGGCAGTAAAAGAACTTGATATGCGTCAAGGTGGTGAGTCAGCTGGTCCAGGAACAGGCACATCTGATGATATACCGGCTATGCTTAGTGATGGTGAGTTTGTAATGACAGCCGCAGCTAATAATGGAGCGGGTGGATTTAAGTTCAACAAAACAAAAAAAGGTATTGAGTTGATAGCTGCTAGTAAACCTAATAGAGAAAAAGGTGTAGACGTTATGACCAACCTTATGGAAACTTTTGAGAAATATAACAAATCTGGGAGTATGGCATAATGGCTGAAACAATAGATCCTGTATTACAGGGACAGGTAAGCTCCGAAACTATTACAGACCCGTTGATACGGGCTTTATATTTTGGTACCGAAGGCACTCCAGGATTCTTTAATCAATTACAGCAAGCAGGTGCAAATTTAATAGGTACTGATGTACCCTTACAACAAACTGCTGGATTAGATCCTTTAGAAACTTTAGCAAGAGAAAGAGCAGAGGCAGGTTTAGGTTCATTTCAACCGTTTTTTGATAGACAACAAGGTTTGATAGATGAAGCTATAGCACAATCTAGAAGAGCAGAACAATTACAAGATCCATACTTTTCAAGAGCAGAAGAGCAATACGGTTTAGGTTTAGGTGATGCTTTATCTGGCATTCAACAAGCTAGAGGTATAGCAACAGGCGCGGTAGATGAATTTGGAAACCGTATAGGTGAATCAGAAGATCTATTGAGAGGTACGTTGGGTGCTTACGATCCTATGATGACACAACAATTCTATAACCCTTACGAGGATAGAGTTGTTCAGCAAACTATAGACGACATAATGGAGGCTGGAGAAAAGCAAGATATAGCATCTAGAGCGCAAGCCATATCTGCTGGTGGTGAATCAGCTTTTGGATCTAGAGCAAGACTTGGCGCAGAAGAAAGAAGAGAATCTTTGGGAAGGGGATTGGCAGAAGCATTAGGCAATATTAGATCTAGAGGCTTCTCAGAAGCACAACAAACAGGTATGGGTGAGTTTGCTAGACAAAGAGCAGCAGAAAGAGCTGCGGCTTCAGGATTAGGTGGATTTGCGGGATCAAGACTAGGTGCTGACCAAGGACTAGCAAGTAACTTACAAGGATTTGGCCAAAGCGAAGCTGCTGCAAGAGCAGGGCTAGCGGGCGGTTTATTAGGTATAGGCGCACAAAGAGGCGCTGGTGCATCTGGATTAGGTGCGCAGTTGGCAGGATATGGCGGTCAGTTGGCTGGCGTAGGAACGAACCTTGATGCATTAGGAAGAGGTCAAAGATCTGAATTAATGGGATTAGGTTCTACTGCTAGAGGCATACAAGAAACAGGATTTGGCAGACAGTTTGCTCAACAGATGGGACAACAAATGAGGCCTTTACAAACTATGCAGACTATTGGTTCTTTATTACCTGGTTACAAGCAAGCAGGTAGTCAGATTGATTCAACATACGGTATGGCTCCTGATCCAAGCGCACAAGGTCTTGGTGCTGCCTTCTCAGCCTACGCAGCATTACAACCACCAAGGACAGGTTAATGAGCTATTTACAAAGAAAAATGTTCGCTAATGGTGGTGGAGTTAGTGTTGCTCCAAATCAAGTTATTGTAGGTGATGAAACTTTTACTATAGATCTAAATAGATTTGAGCAAGCAATACGTCAAGGTTTGTTAGACGGCACAGATTTATATCCGATAATTAACGCACCAGGTGCGCAACGAGGATCTGAGGTACAAAGAATATTAAATGAATTTGCAAGAGTTGACGAACCACTAATATACCCAAATAGAATTGCAGCAAATATAATGGGCATTTCTCCAGAAGACAGGTCAGCTAGCAAGCTATACGAACCTGGTGATTTTGGATCTGCGGTACAAGATGTTGGATTGGAATTACAAAGATATGGTCAAAGTGTAAGAAACGTAGCCGCTGATGCAGGAAATTTAGCCGCTAGAGGGTTAGGAGGTATTGCAGATTATTTGACTGGCCCTGATATAGCAGGAGCTTTTGGAGGATTAAAAGGCCGAAAAGCAGCAATTCAAAGACAAGCAGAAGGTCAAACTTACATGCCTGAAGGTGACATATTTTCTAAAGTGCCTTTAATGACACAAGATGATGTTGCAAGAATACGTTTACGTCAATTAGGTGATATTGCTTCTTTGTCAGACACAATTCAACAAGATATAGAAACTTTAGAAGATCCAGATGTAGTAGATACAGCAATCGTTGAAGAAGTAACCGAGCAAGCCCCTAGAGAGTTACCTAGAGGAATAGTAGAAATTAGAAACATAAGCCCTGATGATTATGAAGGGTCCAATATAGCTCTGTTAAAACAAGAAATGGAAATAATAGGTAGAGATGAAGAAGGCAATCCTTTACCAGAAACAAGATTATTACAGGATCCTAAAATACAAGATCTCTTAGACGAAATCAAACCTATTGAGTTGAAAGTTGATGTGGACAAAACAGAGGCTGATAGTTTATTAGACGTTGAAGAAAAGTTTGACGGTTTACCTGATAGTGAAGTTCAAAAACTTTTAGATCCGATTAAACCTATTTTATCTATACCAGAGGCTGCCGCTGAAGCGAGAGAAGAACAAGAAGAACAAGCCGAAGATCAACGTTCTTCAGCTAGAGATGCCGTTACTAGAAAATTAGAAGAACCAGGATTCTTTGGATCTGATAGGTTCTTAGACTTTATTAGGAATGTGGGTGGCGAACTTACTAGAACAGGTCAGTTTGGTACAGGTCTATCTCTTGGTGCATCTAAGGCCGCTGAAGAAAGAGCCGCTAGAGAGTTGATGGCTGAACAAGAAGAAAGAGACTTTGCATCTAAACTAAGACTTGCTAGAGCTGAAGCAGCACTAGAGGGTACTGGATTTATGGATCCTACTGATGCAAATAAAATTGTAGATCAAGAAAATGCTCTAGCTGACAATATTCAATCATTTGAAAAGAGTAGAAATACTTTATCTAATTTAAACAAAGTTATAGGAATTTTAGATGAAGGTGGAGCTACTGGATTGAGAGGTTTCTTTGGTGAAGCAACTGATATGATCGAAGCCGCTATAAAATCTGATACCGGAAAATCTTTTGAAGATCTAAACCCTAGAACTAGAGCTAATTCTTTGTTAAAAGTTCTAAGACAGGCAAATGTAAGAGAAATACTAGGTGAATCTGGTAAAACTATTTCTAATTTAGACAGACAGATTGTTGAAGATGTATTTGGAGATATTAGATTTGGAACACCTGTTTCTGTTTCAATTAAGAAACTTGAAGACAGTAGAAAAAATATTCTTAATGGAATGATGAGTACCCAAAACAAGATTATAAATTCAGCATCTTTCTTTGATAATGTTGGGTATGATTCACAATCATTAAGAATTAATCAACCAATACTAGATTTAATAAAAGCATTTACATTTGCAAATGCAGAATCATATATTGCACCTGACACATCTGATGCAGGTATTATTGAGACAACTTTATAATGCCTAGATATAGAGTAAATATTTCTGAGGGTGTATCTGAGATTGTAGATGCAGATACCGAAGACGAAGCTAAGAAAAAAGTAAAAGCTATTATTGCTACAGGTGCTACTTCACCTTTTTACGACAAACTTTATTTTGATTACGATACAGGGGTACGAGGTAAGTTTGAAAAGTTAATTGACAAAGGTACAGAACGTGAAGGTGATTTAAAAAATCTTAGAGCGCAATTAGCTAGAGCAGAGACACCTAGAGAACAAGAAACCGTATTAGAAAACTTTGTAGGATCCTCGGGTTTTACTAGAAATACAAAAGGACAGGTTGCTTTGACTCCAGTAGGATTAGAAGAACTAGGCCTACCAATACAAAACAGAACACTTAGTGACGGTACTTCAATATCGTTAAATACCGTTATTGATGAAAATGATTTTGGTTTGCAAACTGGAGATCTTGCAGACTTTGCCGGTATTGCAGGTCCTATAACTGGAGCAATAACTTTTATGTTGCCACAAGCTAGAGTCATAAAAGGTCTCACATCTTTATTTGGCGGCAGAGATCGTATAGCTAGAATGTTTGCAGCTGGAGTTGGTTCATCTGTAGGTAAGGCAGGAGAAGAAGCTTTAGATTATCAAGAGGGATTTCAATTACAAGACAGAGATGAACTCAAAGATTTATTTGGTGGTGAGTTTTTGTTTGGTTCTGTTGGTCAAGGTATAGGTGAACTTTTTGGTCTAGGATATAAGTTACTCTTAGGAAGAAATGCACCAACAGCAGATTTAAGATTAAACAGACAAATGGCTTTAGGTAGATCTGCTTCAGACATACTAAAACTAGATGCACAACTAGGTAAAGAAGCAACAGAAAGACAAATAGCAAAAGCCGTAAGAGATGGTAGGGTAGCAAAGTTTGATTTTAAAGGTATTGCATCACAAGCGACTTTAGGAGCTAAATTGCCTGGTAGGTTACAAGATATTTCTGAACAGGTATTAGGTAATACAAGAGACAAAGAAACCGCAGCTTATCTTAGAGCTGAGATAGATAATTTACTTGAAGGTATTGGTGGTGAAAACGCACTACTGCAAAAATCTATATCTGATGCAACCAAAGGTAGTCTAGACGAACAAGTACAAGCTAGCTTACAAGCCCTAAGATTAAAAGAACAAACGGTTACACAACAACTACGTAAGCTTTTAGATGATGTGGTGGATGACGCTATAGAGGTTGGTAATTACGCAGATGCACCTG